AACGCCCGCGGCGGCTCCCGTGGCGGCGCCCGCGCCCGTCATGGTAGCGCGCGCCGAGCCGCCCCCCTATGAGGTCGTGCCGGGGAGCGAATTGGGCGGCATCGCGAGCGGCGCCCCGCCGGCGCCCGCCGAGGAACGCGGCCCGACGCCGCCGCCGACCCCGCCCGCACCCGTAACGATTGTGCCATTTGCGCAAGAGGCGCCGGGGCAACCGGCGCCCCGCGCCGGCGTGTCGCCGGGCGGCTTGCCGCCGGGCACGCAAGAATTTACGCAAACCGAGCCGCTCCCGGGCGATAAGGGCGGCTCGATAACGACCACCGGCAAAACGCCCGAGGCGCTCGATTACGAGCGGCGACAATTGGAGATTACAAGAGACGTCGACCGTCGGTTTGGGAAGATTCCCGAGGCAAAGGACGTGCAAGCCGCGCTTATGGTGCGCTCGCCGATAGATGCGCTCTTAACCGCATTCCCCAAGCCCGAGGACCGCGGCGCATATCTCGGGTACGTCGAGCCATACTTGCGGCAATTTTGGGGGAATGATCCGCGCTACCAACATTTTCTTTCACTGAATGACGAGATACGTAGCGCCATGACTGCCGCGGGCGCATCCAAAGAGCAAATAAACGCGCTCCCGACCGGCATGGAAACAACGGCGGGCGAGTATGAAGCGAAGTTGCGCTCGGCGGCCGATGTCGCCGACCGCATGATTGCCGGGCAAACCGCGCTTGCCAACATGCACAGTAGCGATTTGTCAGCACCCGAGAAAATGCAAAAATTGCTGCAAAACATGAGCGGCCCGGGCGCCGTGCATTACGGGCCGTACCCATGGACGGACCAGCAAGCGCAATCGACCACAACGAGCCCGCCGCCGACCACGACCACGAGCCCGTTTCTTGTCGATCGACTCTATCAAGTGCAGCCATCACGTTAGGAATGGCCGAGGATCAACAATTTTACCGGCAATATCTTCAGTCGACCGATGCCAACGGCGGGCAAACGGTGCGCGAGGTGGTCTCGCCGACGTTGCTCGACCACGATGCCGCCGCCGCGCACGAGCAACAAGCGGGTCGCACGTTTTCGGGATTCGTCGCGCCGGAGAAAATGGCGGGCGTCGCGCGGGCGCCGGCGCAACCGCCGACGCCGCCCGAGCCGACGGTGCCGCCGTTGCCCTCCGAGGTCGTGCCGACGTCGGGCATCGTGCCGACGAGCGCCGGGGCGCCGCCGCGCCGGTTTACCGACCCGGCGGAGGCGGTTCGCGCCGCCATGCCCGACGCCCCGGTCGCGGCGCCCGGGAGCTCGCCGTGGCTGAATCTCATTCCGCCCGCGCTGGCGACGGTCGGGCCGACGGCGCTCGCGATTGCACAACCGGAAATTGGCATCCCGCTGTGGATTGCCCAAGCGACGACGGCCGGGCTTGGCATGGGCGGGGGCGAGGCAATCCGTGAGAAACTCGCGGGCGAGGAGCTCTCGCCGTCCAATATCGGCGAGGCCACCGCCCTCGGCGCCGGTACCGAGGCCGGCATGCAAACAGTCGGCATCCCGCTGGCGACGCGGGCTGTTCAAGCCGTCGGCGGCCGGATCGTGCCGACGCTTGGCGCCGTCGAGGACCTCGGGCCCGTGCTCTCGCAACGCAACGCGGCCGCCACCGCGGCGCCGACGGTGAGCGACCTTGCGAGCACGGGCGCCAAGGCGGCCCGGAGCGCAACCGAGCCCGCCTTTCAGGCCTCCCGGGCTGCGGGGGTGGGGCTCCCGGTATCGACGGCCGGGCTCGAGCCGTATGCGACGGCCGCCAGCGACGCGGTCGCGCGGGCCGGCGCGACGCCCGACCAAGTCGCCGAATTTGGCACGGTCATCAAACCCATGGTCGGCGACACGCCGACCAATTACGTGGAACTCCACGGGCGCGAGCGCCAACTTGAAAATTGGGTTAGCGGCATGCGCGCTCAAGGCGCCGCGCCGGCCGACGTCGCGGCCGTCGAGCAATTGCACGGCGCCGTCGGGAGCCAACTTGACGCCGCGGCCGCGGGCACGCCGGCGGCCCCGATGCGCGCGCAATACGTCGCGGTACAGGGCGACAGCCTCCCGACCCGGTACGGGCTCTCCAATCTCCAAAGCAACGCCGTCGACCTCGCGGCGCCGGCGAACCGCCCCGCGTTCCAAACGGTCGTGGCGCAAGCGAGCGCGGCCGACCGGCCCGCGCTGGCCGCCGCATGGGTTGACTCCGCCCGGCAAGCGGCGGCGCAATCGGGCAACCCCGTTACCTACATGCGCGCGGCATACGACGCGCTCGGGGCCGACACGCAAACCGCCCTCTTTGGCTCGCAAAAGGGCGCCTTTGAGCACGTCTTGCAAACCGCGTGGGGCGGTACGCCGGGCGAGATAGCGCACGTCGCCGCCTCCGCCGGGGGTTTCGGCGGCGGGGGCGCCGGGGCGCACGCCCTCGGGCTCGCCCATGTACCGGGCGCCATGACGGCGCGGGCGGTATCCGACGCCGCCACGCCGTTTTTTGCGCGCGGGGCGCTTATGAATCCGCCCGTCGCGGCGTTTGGGGGGAACCTGTCGCGTGCGGCGGGCGTGGCGGGGCCGGCGGCGGTCCGTTTTGGGGCACAGTCGGTTGCGGAGCGTGGTCAGCAAGCGGGCTTGCCGTTCTAGCCGCGCGCACGAGCTCCTTAAGCGACGGTTGCGGGAATAGCGCGTCAATCACGTAGCCGACGAGCGCGACGATTCCGAGGGCGATAATCCACGACATCATGCGGGAAAGACGCTACCCGTAACGCTAACGGGTCGGCAAGCGGGGGCGCCGCTCGCGCCACCATGCCCGGAGCCCGCCGACGAGCATCGCGACGAGGGTGCCGAGGAGGGTCGCCACGACGAGGACGGCATAGAGGGCGACGAGGCCCGCCGCGCCGACGACGGCGGCGAGGACGACCCAATAGGCAACGGCGACCATACGCTAGCGGGTCGGCAAGGGCCCGGGCGCAAGTCGCCTAGCCGGGACCCCGGGAGCGCTCGAGGAGGTCGCGTAAGTCGGCGCGGAGGCTATTAAAGTGGTACTCGAGCACGCCGAGAATGTCACAAACAAGCGCGGGCGCCCCGGCCGCCCGGGGGCCCCCGCACGTCTCGGCAAGCCAGCTCATGAGCTCGTGCAAGGGAATCCCGCCCTCGACATACGCCGCGAGGGCCCCTCGCACGACGAGCTCGGGCACGGGCCGCGGCGTATCATCCTGCGCCATGCGCGCCCCCTTGCCGCACGCGCCACGCGGCGACCCGACACTTAGGGCCGCAAAACCGCGCCGTCGAGCGCTCGGGTTTGAATGGCCGCCCGCACCGCGCGCATGCTTTTGTCGCACCCTGTAACGCCGTACGTGCCCCCTGTACGCTACGCGCGGCCCGGGGGGCATCGTTGCTCATGCCGCCCCCCGTGTACGCTTTGCTGCCGTAACTGGGCCCCTTGCCGGGCCGCTCTCGTCGCCGCCCGTGCCGCGGCGCTGCCGCAAATACGTCGCGAGGGCGTCGCCCACCCAGTCGCGCACCGTGACCTCGTCGGCGAGCGCCGCCAGCTTGACGGCGCGATGCAAACCGCGGGGAATCCGGGTCGCGAGCTGCACGAGGCTACGGTCGAAGGTCACTCGAGCCATGGGCGGCTCCTTCCGTGCGGGTCGCCGCGAGGTAGGCGGCGAGCAAGAGGGCCTCGGCCGGGCCCTCGTCGGCGGGCGCAATCGCGCCGAGACTGGGAAACCGTTCCTGCGCGCGGAGCCGGGACGCCCGCTTGTCCTTCCCGAGGAGTCCGGCATGGCGCTTCCAGACCTGCGGGGCGACGATGCGATAGGGCACGCGGGCGGCGACGACGAATCCGAGCCACAAGCCAAACCCGACGCCCGTGCGATAGCTCGAGGCAACCCCTTGCCCGGGTCGGGCTCCTTGCGCCTCAAGCGCGAGCTCGATGCTGGGGAGCCCCGTCACCCGCCCGACGATCACTCGGGCGAGGAGCGCTCGCATGGCCGCCGGGTCGTAGTCGAGGCGACGCTTGCGGTTGCGGAGCACCTCGACCCGCGGCGTGCGGTGGAGCTCGACGTGGCGAACGCGGTCGTCGAAGTCGTCAAGGTCGAGGACGGCGAGGCCGCCCAAGGCGCCCGGGTCGATCCCGATAATGCGCCTCACGGCCGCCACCGTCGCGGGCATATCATCGCGTGCCGGAACCACCGCCCGCATTTCCAGCAACAGAGCCCGAGCGCGACGCCGAGCATGCGCCACCGCCGCGGGCGGCGGAGCTCGACGAGCACAACCGGCCGCGAGCCATTCGCGTATTTCATGCCTCGTCGCCCCATTCCCGGGGCGTGTCGCGGCCCCGTTTCGCGCGGGCCTCGGCGGCGCGGCGTTTCTCGAGCCGGGCTTTCTCGAGGCGCCACCAGGCGAGAAACCGCGCGCACCGCCGCCAGCGCAGCACGGCGCCCCCGTCCTCGAGGTACGTATGCGCCTCGTAGCCGTCGCACCCGTCGCGCGCGTCACGGCCCGGCCCGTCGGCATAGCGGCACCGCCCGACGGCGCACGCCGCCATCATCGCGTTGACGCGCGCTTGCACATGCGCCGGCGCCATGGGGCCCGAGGGCGTCATGGCCGCCCCCCGCGCCGCTCGCGCAACGCGAGGCTCCGGCGGCACCATTCGCGAAACGTCGCCGGCCAATCCGCTTTGAGCTCACCGTTGGCCCGGAAGTGGTCTTTCATGGCCGCGAGCTCTTGCCGCGCGTCGAGGCCGCCGGCCTCGGCAAAGGCTTGTAGGGCCGGCGTCAACGCCATGTCCTCGGGCACCCGGCACCGTGGCTTCGGCCCGCGTACAAGCGGCACGCGGCGCGGAAAGAGCTCGAGCGTGCCGCGCTCGAAATTGGCACGCCCCATGCTCCTAGGATCCGGATCCGGATCCGGAGAGTAGTTTCCTAATGGGCTAGTGGTAGAGGGGGGTTCTAGGGGGGGGGGACAAAAGAAACCGACCGCCGCTGGTGGTGTGGATACTGTGGATAACTGCGCCGCGCGCTCCCGCTCGAGTCGACGGCCGACCCGCACGCCGGCAAGAAACGCCTCCCGCAACGCCCCCTCCAACTCCGCCCCGTCCCGCATGCCGCACCTCCCCGATACGGGTCGCTCCCGACCCGTAGTTCTCGGATTCCTGCAACCACGCTGCAACCACGAGGGCGCCGAGCCGTGCGGCTCGGGCCGGGGCGGCGCGGCTTACCGGGAGCGGGTCGTGAGCAATTCCGCGCATCTAGCGACCCGCGCCCGTCGGCTCGGCCGAGCCGGTTGGGCGTCACACTGACTCTTAATCAGCGGGTCGCAGGTTCGATCCCTGCGCGGCCCATCAATAAATTCAATGGGTTGCGTCATGCCCGCCGCCGACGTCGAGGCGTTTTACCGTTTCCTGCAACCACGCTGCAACCACGAGCCTCGGGCGAGCATCCCCAGCGACACACGCGCAGGGGGGGAAAGCAGTTAGGCACGCGCACCATGGCCCACTTGCGCCCACACGTATGGCACCGCCGCGCCTCCGCTCGGAGGCGCATGGTCGCCGACAGCTTCTCCCGGCTCGCGGCTCTCATGCCCGCCCCCGCCGGCCCGTGGTTGCAGGGTTGGTTGCAGGGGTCGTGTCAATGTAACGAAAATCGTTATCGAGCACGTCGACCCCGCTGCGGTCCTCGAGCGGCAATCCCGAGCCATAGAGGTCGACCGTCGTCGCGACCGAGGCGTGCCCCATTTGCCGTTGCACGTACACCGGCGACTTGCCGGCCGCTATGAGCTGGGAGCCAAACGTGTGCCGGAGGTCGTGCGGTCCGAGGCCGCGCCCCAGCCCGGCGTGCCCGGCGAGCCGAGCGAGGGCGCGGCGCACGTTCCGGTCGTCCAGCATCGTCCCCGCCTCCGAGGGGAATAACCACGGAACGACCGGCGCCCCGTCCTCGAGGCGCACGACCTTGACGAGCCCGGCAATGTGCGCGTCGAGGACCTCGGCGAGCCCGCGCGACACGTCGACCATGCGGGCCCCGTGCTTGGGCTCCTCCTCCCGCTTGTGCTTGGCGTTCCATGCCCGCTCGACCCGGAGCGTGCGCGCCGTCGCGTTGTAGTCCTCGAGGCGCAGCATGATCGCCTCGCCGATGCGCAAGCCGGCCCGGGCGAGCAAGAGCACGAGCGGATACCATGCGGCCTCGAGGACCCGGCAATACTCAAGCACGCGGTGCGTTTGCTCCCGGTCAAGGGCCCGTTTCGCGATGGCCGCCCGTCGGGCGTTCTTGGTCGGATGCAAGTGCAGCACCTTGCCGAGCCGGGCCGCCGGATTGTCGGCACGCAAACCGTCCTCAATCGCCGCGTTAAGCATGGCGCGCAGCGTAGCATACACCGCGTAAATCGACCCGGTCGCGAGGGGCGCCCCTGCAATCCCCTGCTTGCGGCATTGCACGAGAAAGGCGCGGACCTCGGGCCGCGTGAGCTCGGCAACCGGCCGGGCCCCGAGACGCGGCCGAATGTAGAGCGCGAATTGCGCTGCATACGAGGCGTGCGACCGTGCCTTAACGCTCGCCTCGACGGCGTCGAGCCAGTGCGCCCCGTACGCGGCGACCGTGCTCGACGGGTCGAGGAGTGGCACGAGGCCGCGGGCGGCCCGGATCCGGGGGCCGTGTGTCTCGAGCCACTCCGTTGCCTCGCGGTGCGTGCGAAACGCCGGGTATTTCTGGCGGCCGTCGGCGTCGCGGTACTTGACGTAAAAGGGCCGGGCGCACGGCCGGGTCCATTTGCTAACCCTCATGCGCCGTCACTTTCGGGGGGGCGGCGATCCCCACGCCATGCTGCCTGGCTAGGAGCGTAAGGCTCGTTGCGGCGAGGGGCGTCACGGCCCGCACCCCTTGCTCCCAGCGGGCGACGGTCGTCACGGTCACGTTCAACGCGGCGGCGAGCTGCCGTTGCGTCCAACCGAGCCGGCGGCGTAGCCGTTTGACCTCTACGGGTATCATGCTCGCTACTATACCGTTGGTTCACCGCTCCCGCCACTGGGCGGCGGAGGTCGCCGCGCCGAAACTTGAGCCGGCCCCCGCGGCACCGCGGCAAGGGCTCGAGCTCGCCGCGGCGCACGCGGGCATAGAGCGTATCGAGCGACGTTTTGAGCACGCCGGCGGCCTCGTCGGCCGTCAAAATCTCGTCGTCGTCGCGCGGCGCCGTGACGACGACCGGTGGCGGCACCGGCACGATGGCGGCGCGCTCCCGATAGAGCCGCAGCTTGCTCGTGGCGTGCAGCAAGAGGTGTTGCGCGCGCGGCAACTCGTCAATGAATTCGGCGAGCTCGTCGAGCGAGAGATGCGCGGCGGCGAGGGCCAGGGCACGAGCGTGCACGGCTAGCGCGTGCCTCCCCGACGCGCCCCGCTCGTTGCTCGCCCCCGATTGCGCATGCGTGCGACCTTGCGGGCGCACCCCGGCCGCCCGCATGTAACCGCCCCACCACCGCCGCGCCCCCTTTGCCAGTCAGATCTACCGCAATGGCAACGAGTGCCCTTCCCTAGTCCCGATTGAACACGGGTGTCAAGTAGATATAGGCTTTGAACGTGCAGAAAATTGCCGGCAAAAAACGTACCCGCCGTAAGATTGCGCCATCGCGGGCGTTACGCTACCGGCAGCAAAACATGGGCCGACCCCCTGCGCCACCTCGGAGCTACGTCACCCGGCACATTCGATTCCGCCGCCCCATCGACGCCGCCATGCGGCGCGCAACGATCAAGGAGCGGCGGGGTTTTAACGACCTCGTGCAGATAATCGTCGAGGATTGGTTGCGGGCCCGCGGCGAGCTACCGCCGCCCGAGCCCCGGCAACCCCGCAAGCCGTCGCGCAAGCCGTAGCTGCGCCTCGAGGTCGCCCGGATGCACGAGGGCGGCCCACATGAGCACGGCGCGTGCGTCGGGCACGACGCCCTCGCGGCGCCAGCGCTTGAGGGTCGCCTCGCCGACGCCGAGCGCCTCGAGCACGGCCGTCGGGCCGCCGGCGGCTTGTATCGTCCTATAGACCAGATTCACGGGCGTGCGCGGCACGTTGCGGCCGTTCTTGCGGCGCCGTGGCATTGGCTAGGTCCTACCGTAGGGTAGGGGTCGAAAGCAATACGGGTCGGACTTGACACCTATTGACGGTAGGCGTATGGTCTACGCATATGAAAACCCCGAAACTCAAACCCGCGCCCCTCAAGGTCGAGTGCCTCGAGTGTGGACGCAAATTCCAAACCCGGTCGACGCTCCCGACGTGCCCGAAGTGCGGCGGCGTTGACGTCGACCTCCGCATGCCCGAGGGCGTGCCGAATACGCTCCGCCCCCCGATAGCGCCCACGGGGCCGGTCTATTGCTCCACGCGCCCCGAGGGCCCGTGCGTGTTCCACAAGGACGGCGGCGACCCCGGCGAGCCGTGCCCGTCGGCGTGGCAATCACCCGACCCCGAGGAGGTCGCCGAGGGCGCCCGCGAGCTCTCGTGGCGCCATCCCGAGGCGCGGAGCCGCTAATGCTCGACTTTGGTTGTATCGGGTGCCGCGAGCGCATGACCGGTACGTATCTCGCCTTTACGTGCGAGTGCCACGTGCGGCGCGACTACGGGCCATATTCCGGCGGCGACTACCTCTACCCCTGCCCGACACACACATGCACGGCGGATATTGAAGCGCGGGCACGCGCCGAGGCCGAGCGGCGTTACTGGCACGGCCGGCGGATTCCGTAATGCGCTACGCCGCCCCGACGAGCCCCGCCGGCGCCCGCGCGCACCGCACGCGCGGCGGCGGCCCCGGCAAGAGCGCCCGGTGCGCCGCGAGCGCCTCGAGCACGCGCGCCCGCACGGCGCCGGCGTCGAGGTCGAGCACGGCGCACGTCGACCGAAACGCGAGCGGCCAGCTCTCGTCATCGCTTAGGAACCATTGCACCGCCGCCGTGTGCAGTTTGGTGCCGCGCGCGTAGCGGCGCAAATCATCTAACGACGCCATGACCACCGCGAGAAAAAGCCGCCGCTCTCCGGAGAGCTCGCGACGCCGCGCGCGGAATGCCTCGAGCAACGCCTCGGCGTCGGTCGAATCCGGGCCCGATTCGGGGAGCGCAAGCCGGCGTTGCCCGCCCGAGCGGAGCGCATCCCCTTGCCATCGCACCCCCGACACCGCAAAGAATGCCACCGCAACCGCCGGATATCACACGGCGCCCACCGAGGAAAAGCCAGCTATGGAGCCCGATACCTTGCCCGCCGAGGCCGCCGCCGCGGCCCCCGTCCCTACCACCGTGCCCGAGCTCGTCGCCGAGGGGCTCGTGCTCGGCAATCCCGAGGCGCTCGCCGCGCAGCTCGAGTCATTCAGCAAGGCGCGCGAGCTCTTTGTGGATTGGCTCTTTAACAGACTCGTGAGCGGCATTGATTGGATGTTGATTCACCGCAAGGTGGGGCCGCGCAACGCCAAGACGCCGTGCCCGAATGCGGGCGATGCGAAAGCCCCCGCGTGCCCGACGTGCGGCGGCAAGGCGACCTTGTGCAAGCCGGGCTCGGAGAAAATTTGCGGCCTCTTGCAGCTCCGCCCCCGCTTTAAACGCGACGTCGATAGCTGGGAGATGCTTGGCGGCGAGGCCGGGCTCGTCACGCTCATGTGCGAGCTCGTCACGCCCGCCGGCGTCGTCGTCGCCGAGGGCCGCGGCGCCCGCCATCGCGACCAAGACATGGGCGACACAAACAAGTGCCTCAAGATGGCGCAGAAAAGCGCGCAAACCGACGCCGTGCTCCGCTGCGCCGGGCTCTCGGAAATTTTCACGCAAGACCTCGAGGATTTGCCCGGATGGGTACGCGACGCGGCCGACGAGCCGGCGCCCTTTGAGGCGCCCCGCCGGCAAAGCGAGCCGGCGCCCGCACCGCCGACCGACCCGCAAGGCGAGCTCGACCTTGCCGACCAATTGCGCCGGTCGGTCGCCGAGGCCGCCGCCCGCAAGGCGCCCGCCGCCGCCCCGACGCCGGCCCGCCCGGCCCCGGCCCCGACGCCCGCCACCCCGACGCGCCCGGCCGGCGACGAGCCGCCCCCGAGCGATGCGTTGAGCAAGCCGCGCGTCGGGCGCCTCATGGCGCTCCTACACGAGGCCGTCGAAAAGCAAGGCGTGCCCGACGATAGCCACGAGGAGATTTTTAACCGCTCGCTTGATTGGCTCTCGGGATGGGTTGCGACCACGCAGGGGCGCGCCAAGGTGACGCATTGCTCCTACAAGCAGTACGACGCGCTATGCGCGCAAATCCCGGTCGCCGTCGAGGCCGCGCTCGCCGGCGAGCGCCGCCCGGCGCCGCGCCTCGTGCGCCGTGGCTACGCGCCCCCGACCCGGCGCCCGCTCCGCTAATGGAGCCCCGCCCGTGCACGTACTGTCGCGAGCCGCGCCTCGACGGCGACGCGCAACGCTTTTGCGTAACGTGTGACGCATGGTTGCACGTCGATTGCCTCGAGGCGCACGCCGTGTGCGAGCCCGACGGCGAGGGGGATTGGCGGCATGTCACAAAGCCTCGTGACTGAGCCGCCGCGCATGCTGGCATTCGACCCGGCCTCGCATACCTACCGGGTCGACGGCGCCCCCGTGCCGAGCGTCACGCAATTGCTCGACGACGCCGGCATGACGCCCGATTATTCGGTCGTGCCGCCGACCGTCCTACAGCACGCCCGCGAGCGGGGCCTACACGTTGACGCGTGTTGCGACCTCCTCGACGCCGACGATCTCGACTGGCGGAGCGTGCACCCCGAGGCGCTCCCGTACGTCGAGGCATGGCTCGCCTTTCGCGAATACGAGGCGTTTACGCCGGTCGCCGCGCAAGTGCCGCTCTATCATCCGACCTATGGGTATGCGGGCACCGCCGACGCCGTCGGCCTCTTGCCGGGCAACCGCCCCGTAATCGTCGAGCGCAAATCTACCGCCAAAATGGCCGCGACGTATGCGCTGCAAACGGCCGGTTATGCGCTCGAGGGCATGTACTTTGCGCCGCCCGGCGGGGGCGTGCTCTCGCCCGTCCCATGGGGCCCGCCGGCGCGCCTCGGCGTGCAGCTCCGCCGCGACGGCTCTTACCTCCTCGTGCCCTACGACGACCCCGAGGACATGGCGGCCTTTCTCGGCGTGGTGGCGCTCGGGCGCTGGCGCGGTGCGCGGCGCGCCTTGCAACCCATCCGGCGGGCGCGGTAGCGTTACAGTATGAGCCTCATGCTCGCCGAGGTCTACGACGCATTCCTTGCCGCGGCCGTGCCCGAGGCGACCGCGCGCAAGGCCGCCGAGGCCGTCGCCGTGTATGAGAAGCGGCTTGCCGGTATCGAGCGCGAGCTCGCCGTGCTGCGCTGGATGGTCGGCACTAACGTAGTCTTGACGGTCGCCGTCCTCGTCAAGCTACTGCGCGGCTAGGGCTCGTCGGCCGCGCGGCGGAGCCGCTCTAGCGCGTCGTCCTCGAGGTTCGCGAGGACGTCGGGCGGCAAGTGCCCTGTTACCTCGAGCTCGCCGAGGCGCACGCACAAGCATACAAAGTCGGGCTCGGGCGGCGCCTCGCGCGTCGCCGACGCGCCCCGCATGGAATCGAGGACCTCGACCGTCAAGGGTAGCTCGAGCTCGACCGTGTAACGCATGCGGCGGGCGGCGCCTCGAGGACGTCGCGGCCGGCCCGTATAGCAGAGTGCCCGGGCGCCGGCGACGAGCCGGCGGAGCTCGCGCAATTGGCCGTCGAGGGCGTCAATCGCCGACATAGCGCGCGGCCTCGAGCTCGCGCACGAGGCGGCCGAGGTATTCCGTCAAGACCGCGCGGCGCGCTTGGCTCGGGCGCTCGTCGTCGAGCCGGCGGAGGTAGGCTTGCAAGTGCCGCACGGCAAAGTCGAGTCGGTCTTCCAGCTCGCGCCGCTCGGCGTACCACTCGCCCGGGTCACTCGCCATGGAGCGCCCGATAGCGTGCCGCAAAGTCCGGCGCATGAATGAGCGCCCATCGAAACGCGGTGCCGACCACAATTTGCCGCACCCGCTCGACCGACAATCCGCCGTGCTCCTCGCCCAAGGCGCGCAGCGTGCGGCCATCGCGGAGCCGACCGAGGACAATCGACCAATTCCGCGCGGTCGTGCGGGCTTTCGGCCCTCGCGGCGGTGGCGGCTCGGGCTCGCCCGCGTGTAACGCCACGCGCAAGACCTCGGGCGCTTCCCGTACCAGTTGGTGTATTCCCTGATAGTCGATCATCCGAGTTGGTCGTGCACGAGGTCTTTAAAGAATCCCGGGCCCGCCGAGCTCACGGCGGTCAACCGGCCGCCGCCCTCGATTGTCGGCCGCAAGGCAACCCATGTCTCAAAAGCGTGGTCCCAGAATGCCACCTCATCGGCAAGCACCGACGTGAACGTGTGCTGGCGCGCTTGCTCCTCGCCTTCCCCGAGCGCGACAATTTCGGACCCATTCGGAAAGCGTAGGAATCCGATGGAATACTCCACCTCACATTCCGGAAACGTTGCCGGCAAATGGTCGTGAATAAACTTCGCGCGGCGCACGAGCTCGGCGCTCCCTTCCGTTTCGGTTTTGCCGAGTTTGCGCGCCATAAAGGCAACCTTGGCGTGCGGCGAAAAGCGCGCGAGCCAATAGTTGACGCTCACAAACAACCACGTTACCACCATGCGCCGCGACTTGGGCACGGCGAGCAACGGATGCTCTTGCCACCGCCGCACGAGGAGCTCGGCGTACTCATGCGACGGGTAGCGGCGCACGCGGCCCGTCACCTCGTCACGCGTCCATACGCAATCGCGCACAAAGGCCCACGGGTCGCCGTCCTGGCCATACGTCGCGAGGGTTTTCCGTTGCTCGAGGAGCAAGCGCGCCGCCGCGCGCATGGCTAACGGATGGTCGGGGCCGAGCACCCGGCCCGCGCCGGCGCCCGGCTCAGGCATGGGCCTGGAGCGCGGCCACGGCCGCGGTCAATTCCTTGACGGCGTTCACGAGTGCCACGAGGATTGGGTGCATGTCGAAGGTGAGCACGCCGGCGGTTTCCTCTTCGTCGGCGGGGTCGAGTTTCATGCTGGTCTCACTGACGCACTCAGGAAAGATGTCGCGCACCTTCTCGGCATCGAAGCCGTAGCAGAGCGGGCCGTCGGGTTGTGCCTTGAGCCGGTACGTAATGGGCTCGAGCTGGACGAGCTGCGCGAGGCCGGCGGCGTACGGGGCAATGTCCTGCTTCAGTCTCGGATCGCTCGGATTTGCCCACGTCGTGCCGCTCGCCTTGGTGGCCGTCGCGCCACTGATAGTGAGATTGCCATTGCCATCGACTTGCAGCGGCGTTGAGGTCACTCCGGCCGCCGTCGTGGCTTGGAAGCCGAGCGTCCCACTCCCAGCGCCAGACAGCGAGAGGACCATGGACAGCTGGGCGGTATCGTCGCGAATCCACGCCGATCCGTTGTAGCGTTGATTGAGGCTCAGCCCGACCCAGTCGAGACCGGGCAGCGACATCACGCGGCCCCGCTGCGTGCGCGAGCCCATGAGGATGGTCGCATTGTCGGCCGCCGACGCCGCAGGCCCGGGGACCGCTAAGAGGCCCGTGCTGTCGAGCGTGAGGAGGTCTGTGCTCGTCGAGCTGCCCGCCGGCCATCGGGTGACGGCGTACTTATCGCCCGCCGCAATGATGGCGGTCGTCCAGCTAGCCCGCGTAGCATCATCCTGCGTCCAGGCCGTTCCATCGTAGCGGGTATTGAAGACCAACCCGAGCCAATCCGTACCCGGCAACGATTGAATCCGGCCCTTCGCCGTGCGCGTCCCGAGGAGTATTTGTGACTGATCCGCACCGGATGCCGTTGGTCCGGGCACCGTGACTCGCTTCGTCGCATCGGTCGGCGTGAGCGTCGCGCCCGAGACCGACCACGGCAGTGCCGACGGTTTGATGGTGGGATTCGGATAGGTCCCCTGCAAATCCCCGCCCGCCGCGGAGCCCGTCGAGAGCACGCCGCTCGTCGTCCAGGCGACCCCGTCGTAGGTGTAGATCACGCCATTCGGCGCGCTGTACTGCTGGCCGTTGGTTGGACTGTTGGGGAAATCGAGCGCTGCCATGCGTTACCCCATGTTGATCGGCACCCACTGCGACGAGGTGCCGTCGTTGTAGTACACAAAGAGTTTCCCGCTATCGCTCCGCCACCACAATTGCCCGACGACCGGCGTCGTCGGCGCCGTCGTGCCAATCGCGACCAAGGCGGGCCGCACCCATGCCGAGCCGGTCGAGACATAGAGCGCTTGCTCGGTCGTGTTCCAGTACGTGTCGCCGGAGAGCCCGACCGCCGGCGCGCTCGCATACGGCGCCGCGTTGGTCGTGCCGTAATCGCGCACTAGCCAATCACCACGGCGCGATAGCCGGCGCCAAGATTCGGATTGTACCGGATGGTGACGGTGTTGACGGTGGCGGCATCCCAGTCGACTTCGACCGCCGTATAGGGCGACGCCCCGTTCAGCACGCGCACCATGACGTCACGGGTATTGAGATTGTGCGTCACCGTTTCCGGGCTCGCCGTCCCGGTCAGCGCCGCGGCAAACTTCTTCGTCACGCCGGTGACGGCGGTGTTGACGTAGGCTTGCGTGGCAATCACGGTCGTGTCGACGGCGACCGTATCCGCCCCCACCGTGATGCCCGTCCCTGCGCCCACGTCGAACGTGTTGCCCGTCAAGGTGAGCCCACCGCCCGCGACGTAGGTTCCGCCCCCCGAGAATTGCACCCACGTGAGTGCGGTTGTGCCGACGGTAATCGGCGCGTTGGTTGTCATCACCCACGCGGTATCCGCGTTGACCGTGCCCTCGGAGACGAAGCAGGCGGCATTCAAGAGATCGCCGGCGGCCGCGGCGTCGGTCGCCCGCGCCCACGCGCCCGAGGCCGCCACCCAGATCCCATTCTCCGCCCCCGCGGTTTGATTCTTGAGCAAGACCCGGTCGCCCGCGGAGGGCGTCACGCCGTCAATGGCGACCAAGCCCGTCAAGGCCACGTTCGCGGTCGACGCAATCCGACACGTGTCCTTCCATGCGAGCCCGCTAATGGCCGCGTCGACATAGCCTTTGGTCGACGCGTCGGTCGCGGCGGTCGGCGTGCCGAGGCTCGTCAGCTTAAACCCGCCCCAACTGACGTCGGCCGTCGGGGGCGCCAGCGCCGAGTGGTTGATCGCCGCGTGGTCGGCGTTCACATGGGTCGGCGTGCCGTGCGTGTGATCGGAGCGCATGACCGTCGCCGCCGAGCCGCTCCCCGCCGCCAGCCCAAAGGTCGTTTGCGCGGTGACCGCCCCAAACGCCGGCATGCCGTGCTTGTGGTCCTCGCGGGCGAAGTTGGTGAGCGTCCCGACGACCGGCGCGTCGCCGATCGCCTGCGTCGTGACGGTCGTGGCCGGGATGGCGCCGGCGCCCGCCTTGGCCGCTTGCCACGTCGTGCCGTCGTACCAGTAGAACGTGTTATCGCTCGAGTTGAAGTACATGAGCCCCTTGACCGGCGACGCCGGCGCCGAGCCCAAGTTTTGCATGACGGCGTTTCTGATCTCGTTTTTGACCAAGTCGACGGCACCATAGATAGTCGGCATGGTTGTCCCTCAGCTCAAGTAGGCTTCGCCGCCGACGGCGGCTGAGAACGTCAGCTGCACGCTCGTCGCGCTCGGATACTGCACAGCCCCGGGCCAGATCTCTTGCCCGGTCGAATCGACCGCGGCCACATTCGGCCGGAACGACAGGGGATGCGTAATCGACCACGTGGTGGCGGCGCTCGCCTGCACGTGGCGGTAGCCGAGCGCCGGCACGCCCGTCGGCGTCGCTGGCACCCACTGTGTGGAATTGCCGTCGTCGTACCAGACAAAGAGCCGGCCGTCGGGATCGTTCCGCCACCAGAGCGCCCCGACCGCCGGAGTGGCCGGCGGCGTCGGCCCGACCGCTACGCCCCCGCCACCCGCCGCCAGCGTCACCCACGTGGTCGCATAGTCGGCGCTCGAGATCTTCTCGAGCACTTGCCCCGCCGTGCCGCCCGCGGGCACGCCCGGCCCGGCCGGCCCCGGCGGCCCGACCGTGCCCCCACCGCCCGCCCCGCCCGTGCGGCGCGGTGGCCGCCACTGCGGCACGGGCGGCCCGGTAATCGTCGCACTAGCCATGCCCGCCTCGCATGGCGGGCCCGTGTACTCCTCGAGGCCGGGGGGCGTCTAGCGCATGGCGGCGGCGACGGCGAGCCCGACGACTACGCCGTACAGAAACGCCCGCCACATGGCCGCGCGCATGGCCCGCTCGAGCGCCACGACGGTCGCGGGGCCGGCGGCGCTCATGTGTTGCCCTCGAGGAGCCGGTGCACGACCGGCCATGGCGGCGGGAGCGGGCGCGGCCCGACGGGCGCGCCGATCACGGGCCGTACGCTCGAGAGGATCCGGAGCCACTCGTGCGGGTTGGGCACCTCCTCGCGCGCCGCGTTGGCGAGCCAGGTACCGGCCCCGTGCATCCGGGCGGGCAGGATGTAGGGCGCCAGGGGCGGCGGAGCGGGCTCGCGCGCCTCGCGTGCGTGCTCCCGGCGCCAGCGGCGCTCGGCGCGGCGGGCGGCCACGCGCCGGGCGCGGCGGCGCTCGCCGTCCCACCAGGCAAGCAGCGCGCGAAAGCGCGCCTCGCCCCAGCGCAGCAGCGTAATGGTGATGAGCTGATAGACCCGCCCGCGCGAGAGCGTCACGGCGTCGAGGTCGATTCGCTCGTGCAGCACCCCGTACACGAGGTACGCGTTGCGGTGGCGGCGGAGCGGGTTGGGCGGCACGGCGGCGACAAACCGGGCGAGCGGCTCGTCGCGCACGACAACCCGCAAGGTATCCTCGAGCGCGTGCCATACGCCTTTCTCGTCGCCCGCGTTCGCGCGCGCGTGGATGAGCCGGCGCACCTTGGGCTCGAGGCGTTCCATGACATCGTCGGTCGGCACCGCGACCATGACCGCCGGGTCGGCCTCGGCCACCGCGAGCTCCGTCGTGCGCACGCATGCCGGGTCGTCGACGAGCAACGCGAGCTCGGCCTCGCGCCATGCCCGGTGGCGCCAGTCACGCCCGCCCCGGCTCTCGCTCATGCGTCGCTCGGGTCGAACGGGGGGAGCCCCGCCGGCTCGCCGTTGGCGGCGGCCGCCGCGCGCTCGGCGAGCGCCTCCTCGAGCAAGGTCGTAAAGAGGTCGGCCGGGAGCCGGCGCCGGGCGACGCTCAAAAAGTACCACGACGCCGCGCGCCCGGCGTGCTTGCCGCTTGCCTTGTCCTCTTGCCGCGCGAGCGTGCGAATGCGGCCGTTCAACGCCGCAATCTCTTGGTCGAGCCGCACACACCGCAAGCGATGCGACCCGGCGTGCCGGGCGTGCTCCGTCAACCGCCGCCATTCGGGGTCGGGCACATAGCCGCCCGGGGCCCGGTGCTTGGCGGCCGCAATCGCCTCCCGCGCCGCAATCGCGTCGACCTCGAGCCGCTTGCGCTCGAGCACGAGCCGGTCGCGCTCGGCTTGCAGCGTTTCCCGTAACGCCTCCTCGGGCCGGATGCTCATGGCGCACCCCCCTCGGGCCCCGGCAAGAGCCCGGCCACGCCCGCCAACCGCTCGGGCCATTCCCCGCGC